AACCCCTTTTATCTTGTTTTTAAGGTACACAGATAATAATTCTATGAGTTTATATGAGAAGTAGAATCCAAGACAAATAAGGCCTGTTTCTACTAGTTTTTCTGTTCCTACAAAATGAACACCTACTAACATAAAGATTAAAATAATAACCATTTTAATCATACTCCATAAATTATTAATTATTTTTACCATTTTTATTGTGTTTTAGATTTTTGAATTGCATACTCGGCTAAACTGATTTTTTGAACATCACCTATTACCATTGAAGACCTTAATAAATCGTACGGTATGTGAAGAAGGAAATCATTACCATTTGATGTAGTTAAATCCTCTTTAAGTTCCAAACAAGAATGTACCATTTTAAGATAGATTTTAAACTGTGTCTTATCTTCAAAAACTTTTTCTTGAAGGATTCCGTACTTTGGATGTTCTATTTTAATTGTTTTCATGACTTGGTACCTTTTAGTTTATCTATGAATTTTCTTAAATCTTTTTTCATTCTTTTAGAATCTTCAGCTATAACTTTACTAATACAGTCCACAACTTCAGATTCCATAATCACCTTTACTAAGTCAATCGGTATATATTTTGTACCTGTAGTAAAGACTAATGTAACTTCATCATAAACATCCACACATTCTACAGTATGGATTGAACCATTTCTTATATCTTCTATTTTATCTCCTTTTTTCATATTACAAATATACGTTAAATTTTTAAATTGACCTACTAAATAACCAACTTTATGGTTTAAAAAAATAAACTTTTTAGTACTAATAAAATAATTACAACACCTAAAATCCAACCTCCAATTCTACCTGAAGCCGCAAAGATATTTTCAATACCTTTTAGTAGTTGTGAACCAAATGTTAAAACGAAACCGATAATGACTAATGTGATAATTCCTTCCATAATTTTATTTTTTTATTTATACAAATATAGTGAATAATATTCACTTACACAAATTATTGAGCATAAAAAAACCTCAGTCGGTTAGAACTGAGGTTAAGGAAGATATATAATAGAGTATAGAACGCTGAGATTACACGTTTATGGTGACTTGTCTTTAGTGAGATTACCCTATATCGGTTGCTCATGTATCCACTCTCGTTGCCGAAAGTATCAAGTCAGTGTCGGTTATTTGAGTGAACCACTCTTTTCGTTAACAACTACTCAACTACTACTTTACTCTGTCAAACCTTGCGAGTTCACTAAGGGACGGCCATCCCACCAGGTATTTGATAATTGACATCAGGAGACTTGCGGTCTACCGATGACTTCGTTAGTCTATTGACTCGAAGTGTTAGACACCTTTCGTTGTCAACGCCCGAAGAACTTTTGCTCTCTTTTAGTTTTAGTAAAAGTAACGATGGAAATGAGAAAGATGTGCTTCGGGAGAAGTTTCGTTTCTTTTGAAAACAAAATGCTTCACACCTCTCTGTAAGTCTGTCAACTTACGGTACTTCAGGAATACGTTAACTTATCGTATCGGAATTCCTTTGTACTGGTACTCAGCCCTACAACACCTGACAGGGTGTGTCGAACCGTCACCTGTAGCTTTTCCTATTGATATCACTATCTCAACTCTGATATTCCACGGACTCAGAGTGGTCTCGTCCCTTTAGCAGTTGCCCTTAGGGTCTTGACCGTAGCCACTTTGTTTAGTTGTCAGAGTAAACTCTGCGAATATTCACGATGTACTATTCTCGTTTCAATCCCTTTAGTCCCATTGCTGGGGTTATCTAACGACGCTAAACCGCCGTCAAATGTCATACTTAACCGTTTAAGAAAAAGGGGTTAATCTTTTGTATTCCTTTCACAAACTGTGATGGTTAAGGTGACACTTACTAATATTTTCAAAGAACGTCTTCAGTACTCTTACTGAATTGTTTTACAAAACTACAACAAATTTTTTAATCTGTCAAACTTTTTTTTAAAAACTTTCTGATTTTCTGTTGGGTAAGATATAAATACTCCAATAAATCTCAAAAGTTATACAAATATACAAAAAAATTACTCTCAGACAAGCCCTTTAAGGGTTTTTTTGTGTTTTGTATTAAAATTATTGGATATTTACCCTATAATTACTCCATTAGAATCAAAATACTTATCTAAAGCACCTAATCTATCGTCCGCGTCTACTAACATTACTAACGCCTCTTCAGCGTTTTTATAGAAGTCCCCTGTTGAGTGGTCTCCGATTCCTACTGCTTTACCACCAAGCAGTTCAAGTGATAATAATGCCTTTGCTTTATCTGCCTGTGCAGATGTTCTTAACATGTTTACTAATTTGTTCATTTTAAAATTATTTTTATAAGTTTATTAAATTGTTTTGTCATTGGTTCGGGTAATTCATCTTTACCAAAATACCCACATTCCGTGTGTTCGTCCCCATCATAAGCATTTTCTAAATCAGGAAACATCTCTTCTTCAACATCCATAAGGTAGGTATAAAACATACCTTTAACTTTACTTCCGTCTCTGTTATACCTTTTTATTACCGCGGCAAACTCTATGTCACCTAACACAGGTAAATCAGTCTCTTCTATAAATTCTCTAATCGCGGCATCTTTAGTTGGTTCGTCTTCTTCCACACTACCTGCGGGACATGACCAAAAACCTGGTAAAGTTGTTTGTGAATTTCTCTTACAAAGTAAGACTTTATTATCACATCTTACGATTATTCCTGCGTATTTTTTCATTATTAGTTTTATTGGATATTTATTAGTATGAAAGTAATCATAGAAAATAATATTTTAAAAGTCAAAGTTTCTTCCACTAAAAAATCCATAACTGATGGAATGATGGGAAAAAGATTTGACGAGTCCTTTGATGGTATGTTATTTTTTATGCCTGAACGTACCGAACAAAGTTTTTGGATGTATAATTGTATCATACCATTAGACATTATTTTCATAGATGGAAGAACAATAACTAAAATTCATTCTAACTGTCAACCATGTAATGATAAGAAAAATTGTGAATCATATCAAGGATTTGGTGATACAGTTTTAGAGGTCTCTGGTGGTTTTTGTGAAGAACAAGGCATAAAAAAAGGAGACATCGTCTCCTTCTCTTTATTTTAATACTTTTAACCTTTTTTAAGTTCTGTGGAAGTTTCTATTCCAACAATACCATCAATTAAATTTAATCCCTTATCTTTTTGGAACTTCTTAATCGCTTTCTTAGTAATAGGACCAAACTTACCATCAACACCAGGTTCACCTAAATCATAACCATTTTTTTTCAAAATGTTTTGTATTTCCTTTACTCCTTCACCTTTTGAACCAACAGCAATAAGTTCTGAATTATCACCATTACTTATTATGTCATCCATTTTTAGATTACTTTTTTTAATTTTACCTTCGTCTTTACCTACCGGACCACTGCTATTTGTTTTACCTCCGTCTTTGTTTGAAACATGTAGATGATTATAGTGATTACCTCCAATATCAGTTTGCCATAAAACCGCCTTTTTATGACCACGTTCACCGTTCCAATTATAACCTAATTCAACTAAAGCGTCTTTAAGTCTATTTCCCGCAATTCTAAAATTTTCACTACCGTTAGTAGAGTTAGATGCTCCACCCGCTCCTTTTAAACGTTTCTGTTTTAGGTCTTTTAAATCTTGTAATCTAGATATATCAACTGCATCATGAGTACTATGTCTACTAACATTACCTGACTTAGTTTTACTACTATGTCCAGTATGTGCCCAACTAATCTGAACTTTTACTTTAGCTTTTTCTGCTGCAGATTGAATATCATTTAACAATACTTTATTAACCGTGTCCTTTTTAGCTCTTCTATGTACATCAATATTATCTGACTCGTAATCACCAATAGTAACATCGATTTCTTTTATCATTCCTTCATTTATACCTTTGGATTCATTAATTTTTTCTTTAAGTTTTCTTACAAATTCTTTTTGAATCATTTTAACAAACTTAACATATGGTGAATCACCTTTATCTTTATTGTATTTATATTTACCTTCAGGTTTTCTCTTACCTCTTCCGAAGTAATTTAACGCCGATATATTTGTAATACATTTGTGTCCACCTGAGTTAGCTTGAATCATTTCCCATGCCGGTACACCTAACTTATCTAATATAGCCCACTCATCTTCAGTTAACTTAGTTGATGGTTTGTCCATTATATCTTTTAATTTTTCCATATAGTTATCACCCCCATCCATTGAACGAACCTTATCACCATAAAAGGCTTCTAAATCCGCATTAGTGAAACCAACTGACTCATCTCCAAATTGTTTATTACCTTCTGATATCCATTTGATAGTAGATAAAGGAATTATCTTTTCTCTTAATTGACTCTCCCATTTACTTAATACTTCTTGAGCTATATCACCTAAGTTAACACCTTTCAATTCTCTCTCACCTTTAAATGGGTTACATGATGCTTGTACTAACCCCATTGGCCAAGCAATAACTATAAAGTCAGCTTCAGGATTATTTTTAAATGGAGTATAACGGTCATAAGAACCTGGTTTAAACATTGAACCACCTCCGTATTGTACTATAATTCCGTCATCAACATAAACTTTATCACTATCTTTTTGTTTCTGTACATAATCTTTTTGATTCAACGCCATCTCTTCAGGTAACGCATACCCCTTTTCAGCAGCTAATCTATTAATGTTTTGAAATATGTTTAATAGTGATGGTTGAGATGTCATTACTAAATCTTCCATAAAACCTGGTTTATTCTTATAAGCTAACATAAGTTTGTTAGTTGCTAAACCTAAGGCCATTTTATTTTTCTGTAATGACTTATCTTTTTGTAATTTAAATACAAAATTCATTATATCTTGTGGTTCTAACCCATACTTAGCAAAATCTGCAGAATCGACTGTAGATATTAATCTAATATCATCGGCAGTAAAGATATCACTTGGTGACATTATTTGAGATAAAGTCTCAACATTTGAACGTGACGACCTGAATGATGTTGATGTGTCGCCTTCCACACCTGTTTGACTATCATGATGGTCTGTATGTACAACAAACATCGGCTTTCCATGTGCGAAATCAACTAAAACCGGCATCGTATCACCTTTAGCATCTTGTTTCTTTACCGCAAATTCCTTATCACCGTATTGTATTATTTCAGAATCAACAACTTTAATTCCATTATTCTCTAAATAATTTTTAATAGCTAAGGCAGTCGTAACACCGTCTAAATCTTGATGAAAATATATTTTAGCTTTCTCATATCTCTTAGATAAATCGTTGATATTTCTTAATCCTGATTCTTTAATTAATTTTTTCATGATATAAACATATTTTTTTCTTTTGTTCTTCTATTCTTAAGACCATCATTCGAGGACTTATATGATAAAATACTTTCTGCCGCTTTTTTATTTTGACCAGATTTAACATATTGTATAAATCTTGACATTCTAACTGAATCACATCCAGTATTAAAAACTAATGATATTAACGAATCAAATTGTCCTTGAGTTAACATATACGTTTTTAATCCTTTATCTTTCCATTCCCCTAAAAATCTTCTAACGCAGTCGGCAGCCTCCGAAGCATCTTTATAAAGTAACTCTAACGCAGTTTTTTTATCTATCACTAAACCACGTTTTACATCACTACCAGTGTGTCCATAACCGATAGTTAAAACTCCACTTGTGTCTTTATAAGCCTTTAATACTGGCGCCTTTATGTTACCAATTGGTTTTTTGGGGTCACCTTCTTCAAATTTAATATGGTCCCAAAAGTTTTGACTGGCCTTCATTATCGTACCATCTTTTTTGTCAGAGTCACTTTCAATTAAATACATTTTACGTATTTGAGACTCTTCCGATTCATTTATAAATAACTTTGACATAAAAACTTTTATTAATAAATATCTATAATAACAAAAAACCCCTCACTTTGTAGGGGTTTCACTCATTAATGATATTGAACATGCGATGATATTATCAAACCACACTTTTTTAGGGTTACTTAGACTTCCTTTTTTAAATGTTTTTACATGACCATCAGTTGTTACTATAGTGATTGAGTCGTGGTTCTTAATACTAATTTCTCGTATGTTCATCTAAAACTAACTTCAACTGTTTTTGTTCAGTTTGGTACTCTTTTAATCTTTCTCTGGCGACTTCACAGTAATTTTTACTTATATCCATACCAATCCAAGGTCTACCTAACATTTCCGCAGCTAAACAAGTTGTCCCACTCCCATTAAATGGGTCCATAACTACGTCTTCCTTATATGAAAGAATTTTAATCGCTCTATATGGTATATCCAATGAAAATGT